TTTACTTCAGCCATTTTTTATTTATTTATTTATCTCTTCCATTATTGTATCTATTTTATTTATGTCGAGACTGTAGCAACGGATATTGCCTAAAGTTTTTTTGATTATTAAACCGTAATCGGACAGGGTGTTTAACCTGTTTGTAACTGTACTTCTGCTTAATTTCATAACATCCATTAGTTCCTTTGTGCTTATTCCGCTTTCGGAAAACAAACTTGCCTGAATAAGCAAAAAATACAGATTACTATATTTTTCGTCGGCGCCTTTAGGCAGAAAGATAATGCACTTTCTGTAATGTGTCAGTTGCTCTAATCTTTTCTCCAAAGCGTACACCAACTTGTGCAACGAATCATCAATAATATCGGTAAACATAATTATAAAAGGAGTTAAATCTCCCTTGTTTTTCGGGTCATTACACACCTTGAATGCCTTGTAGTAATCGTTTATGTTCTCTTTAATAGAATAAGACATTCTGTAACCGATAATTGATTCAAATTCTTTTGACAACAAGTAACTGCTGATGAAACGGGATGTTCTTCCGTTGCCGTCATAGAAAGGATGAATGTAACCAAAGAGGTAATGAAAAATTGATATTCTGAAAACACACTCAATGCTTTTGTCATTAAGTATTGCCAACGCTTTATTCATACACTCTATAATTTTTTCTTCGGGATTAACTCCTCTGTGAAGTTCTTTTTGCGTCGCACTGAGGACGCTTGTTGAATCTTTTCTGAAGATTTTACCGTCAGGCAAATCAGACGGGTTATCTTCTTCAATTTCAAAATATACTAAATCATTGTACAGGTTGCGGATATCTTCGCAGGTGTCAAAGGACATAGTTTCATTTTTTTGCAACATAAGATATTTTTGCACAAGCCCCATAAAACGCTTCCCGTGGCTCTTTGTTTCCAGTTCTGACAAGACACTGTTAATTTCTCTTCTTGAGCTGTAAACACCTTCAATATCATTTGTCTTTACAATTTCATCAACCAAACATCTGATAGCGAAATGGTCAATTGCTTTTTCGGGTAATGAATCCCTTAAAGCTTTGATTTGCTTATCGGTTTTATAAATGTCACGAATTTTCGTAATAAATTCGGGTATCATCACAAAAAAAGCAGGGTTATCGTGTATCAGAAAATCTAAGTGTACTGCGTATTCGCTTTTATACCTTTCGTTGTAAATTTTTTCATAATTTTCTTTGTCAGAATAAAACAGCTTATCTAAAGATTTATACCCCAAATGTATCACCTCTCCAATAAGTATTATATGCCGTAATTTAACAATTATACGCATATATCAGAAAATCAATTCGTAAAAATAGGCTGTTTTTACGAATTGAGTATAATTATACACCGAGAAATTCACAAAATCAATATATTTTTACAAATTTAACTGTTACAGTAAAACAGCTTTTCTCACTGTAACGATTTACTGACTTCTTTTACAAGACCGAGGATTTGAACACGGGTGACGTCGTTATTTTTGAACACTCGTGGGGGATAGTAGGGGTTGACTGAATGCAACTCAACGGTGTTATCGTTGTAAAGGACCTTTTTAACAACAGCCTCTTCATCGTCAACGAGGACTGCGGCAATCTGACCGCTGTCAACGGAGGTTTGCTTTTTAATAAGAATTTTACTGCCGTCATCAATCAGAGGGCTCATAGAATCACCGTGAACATTTATCCATATATATTTATCCTGTTCTGAGGGGCAGGTGATGTATGTAGGCATATAGTCAACAGGCACATCCTGAGCTATCACTCCGAACCCTGCCGAAATGCTGTCATATACCGGTCGCATAAATACATTTGTTTGCGGAAGGGGGGTTGCTTGGTCTTCTTCTTTGTTTTCTCTTTCCATAGAAACATTATCAAAACCCATTAGCCAAGCCTCGTTTACATCAAGGGCTTTAGCCAATAAATAGGTTCTTTTTTGTTTCGGCTTAAATTTTCCCGACATATATTGGCTCATTGCGGACTTAGGTATATTAGTCTTTTTACAAAGTTCCTTTTGAGTAATTCCTTTTAGCTCCATAGCCTTTATTAACTGCTTGTGAAATTTAGCCATTATGCTCACCTCTTCTTTAATTGCATTATATAATAAAGTTTAGAAAATCTGAACAGGAGGTGATACAGATGTCGAATGAAATTTGCTTTAACTATGATAAGTTAAAGGGCAAAATCAAAGAGAAGTGCGATACCCATTCTAATTTTGCTAAACAAATGGGCTGGTCAACCACTACTATGACTGCAAAAATCAATAATAGTAGCGATTTTTCGCAGTCAGAGATTTTCAAGGCAGTTGATATTCTCGGCTTAAATACCGCAGATATTTCAACTTATTTTTTTACGCCGAAAGTTTAGAAAACTAAACTAACAAACCAACAAAAAACTGAATAGAGTGTGTTTCTATTCAGTCTTTATATTCTTATTAGGGGTGAGAAAATGGGATTTTTTAATAATTTATTCAACATAGAAAAAGCACCAACAGTCACCAAGACTGTCAGTGCACCTTATGTTCCACCTTATCCTTTAGAAAAAGATTTTTATACTTTTGATAAGGTAGAGTGGAGCGGAGCGTTACCACCTCATTCAATGACACTTTCTTTTGTACTTCCTTATTCCGATTGGTGCGAATTTGAAAAGTCAGACCTTTATCGAGATTTGGAGAATTATCTTCAGGAATTACAAAAACGAGGTAACCCGAATGAGAATGTAGGCACTCAAGATTGATAGGCAGATGTTCATTGTATGTCGGAACATACTCATCAACACCTTTTGACTTGTGATGATAAGAATTAACTTCGTGGGTGTTGTAATCTTCGGTGTACTCTATGCCGTTCAGAACTAATTGAATGTCGGTAACAGAAATAGGCAGTTGCGATTTATTGTTAAGTTTATAATGAATGAAAAGTCTTTTCTTTCCCTGCACGCCTAATTTGTATGCGTATTCAAGCATTGTGATTTCCAAATTCACTTTGTGCGAAACAAAATAGTTAATCAGGTTTATTAAAGATATTAAAAAGCCTGCAATGCCTAAAATACCACTAATTATTACCCACATATAATCAGCTCCTTTGCTCGATTATAACATTCGCAAAAGATATTTGCAACACAATCAATAATACCACAACCGCAGTCCCATTAAACGGACTTTGCTTAAAAGAGGTGAAGAAATGAAAAATAAAATGATAGGCAACTATTCAAATGAAGGAGTGCTTAATATATCGGCTACAAATTTGCAGGAGTTTGAAAGCCTTATAAAAAAGGCAAAAAAACAAGCTGACGAATTGCAGGATACAATCAATCAGCTTGAATTCTTCAATTTTAGTTTTAAGTTCTCAACAGATAAGGATAATTAGTTACCTTCTATCATTCTTTCTGCATTGACAGCGGATATATCAGAATCTATGAAAGAAACAATAGCGTTTATAAATTCGACTAAGTTATCAATATTATAATCTTTGAATTTTCTTTCGTAATGTGTTTCATCATTACCAAGCCAAGCAGAGGCTACTGCTAATTTTTTGATTCTGTTGTTATCAATGTAATCATTGATACATCTTGATAATGGTGCTTTAACGATATTATCTTTATTGTTCGGCTGTAACATTATTGCGTAATCCTTTACTAAGAACTCTAAGGCTTTTCTGTAAGCCATACCTGAAATATCTTTTAATTCGTACTGTTCGGAAGCATAAGCCTGATTGTAAATGTTACAAAAATCAGGGGATAAGTCTTTTATGTGTTTAGGAAACTCTCGTTCTTCTACTCTAGAAATAGGTTCGAAGCCCATAAGTTCAGTTAAACCGTGATAAGGACCTATATGATAATTACCTAAAAAGGTCTTTTCACAATTGTGACAGAAGAAATGAACGAAAAGATTTGGATAAGTATGTTCATCGTCAATATAGTAGGAGCTTAAATACGAGGGGTCGCCAGATTTGTGACACATAGGACAGACTGACGGATATTCGATTTCAAGATTTTTCTTACTAAAGTTATCGTTCAATGATTCGCAGTTATAAATTGCCTTTTTGATAAGCAAAGACCCCTTTCATTATATAGTGTAATGAATTGCCGTTCATCACTACATATAGTATATCATAGAAAGTTGGTGAAATCAATGCACATCAATGAATTTGCTGAAATATTGCTCAAAAGCAGAAAACAGAAAGGCTTTTCGCAAAGTGAGCTTGCTAAGAAATCGGGCTTTACTAAAAGAGCTATTCAGTATTGGGAAAAAGGCAAAAAGAGCATATCTCTTGAAAATGCCGACAGGCTCTTAACGGCTTTGGGTGTAGAAATCAAGATAGGTAAAACAGAAAGCAGGTGAGAAAATGGCAAAACTTAAACTTATTGACACAAAGGACAAGTTCCTTCTTGAAATTGACGGAACAGAAATTCCGTATGTTACAAGCTATCAGATAACACGAACGGTCAGCGAGGTTGTACTGCTCAAACTGGCTCTCAGCGTAGCTGATGTTGAATCAGTCGAAATCGTTTCAGACAAAATTACCAACGAAAATTAAGGAGGTATACATATGGACACAGTTCAGATGAACAAAAAAATCAAAGAAATTATGGATAGCAGTGATGTCTATTTGCTTTCTGAGGATGCCGCAAAGGCTATTGGAGTTGCTCCGCAAAACTTGCGTGAACAGGCAAAGGACGAACCCGAAAAATTGGGATTCAATGTAATTGTAGTCGGCACATCTATCCGTATTCCGAGAATACCGTTTCTCAATTATATTCTCGGTTCAAACCCAATGAAAGGAACGACACAAAATGGCATTTAAAGATTTACTTACACGCAGAAAACTGCTTAAGGAGAATGAGAGCCTCAGAGCAGAGAACAGACATCTCAGCATTGAGCTGAGAAACGCAAGGGCAGACCTCGCCCTTGAACTGGTGACATCAAGCGGTTATCGCAACGAAAACCGTACACTTCGCAATAAGCTCAAAGCCTATGAATCATCAGAACCCGAAACAATCGGCTTTGAATGTGTGGGGGTGAAGAAATGAAAGAAAATGTTTTTGAACGAATGGAAAGAATTGACGGACAGAGAAAAATCTCTGATTTCATTGTTAAGCAAAAACAGGATTATGAATTTAAAGTTAAGTATGCAACTATCAGAGCGAGAGAATTTGCCGAAGAATGCGATAGACGAGAATTAAACTATCACGTTTCGGTCGGCGGTCTTGATAGCATTACATTATTTATCTTTTTAAAGTCGATTGGAATCCGTGCCCCGGGAATCAGCGTTTCTTACCTTGAAGATTCAAGCATACAAAAAATACATAAAGAGCTCGGAATTGAAAGGTTAAAGCCATCAGTTCGGTATATTGACAGTGCAGGAAAAGAACACCGCTGGACTAAACAGGATATAATTCAGGAGTTTGGATTTCCTGTCTTATCAAAAGAAATTGCCGCCAAGATTGAATTACTTGCAAATCCGACAGAAAAAAACAAAACTGTTCGACACGCTATTGTAACAGGCGAAACAGGGGCCTATGGCGGTTATCAAAAAAACAGTCGTATGAAAATGTCGCAAAAATGGCTTGAAAAGTTCGGCGGTTATGCGAACAATGAAGAGGGTACAAATTATCAAATTCCAAATTTCAAAGTGTCATCAAAATGCTGCTATTATCTAAAAGAAAAGCCTTGTGACACTTGGGCAAAAGAACATAACAGCGTGCCTTATCTTGGCTTGATGGCTTCCGAAGGCGGAAGAAGAGCCAAATCCTTAATGATAAATGGTTGTAATTATTTTGGTAAATCTACAATCAGATCAGCACCATTTGCGATTTTTAACAGACAGGACATTTTGCAACTTGCTCTTGATTTAAATGTTCCTGTTCCCGAAATATATGGAAAAATCGAGAGGCAAGAAGATGGTACTTTGTACACAACCAAAGCTCAAAGAACAGGTTGCTCAATGTGCGGATTTGGTTTGCACTTGGAAAAGCGCCCTCATAGATTTGACTTACTTAAAGAGCGAAATCCTAAAGAGTGGGAGTATTGGATGTATAACTGCTGCACAGATGATAAAACAGGCGAAAGATACGGCTGGGCAAGGGTGTTGGATTATATCAATGTTAAATATTAATTGCAATTGCAAAGAAAAATCCGCTGAAGCTCTGCAAAGCCTCAACGGACAAAGAAAAATACCTTAATTAAATGATAGACAATTTTAAGCGAATTGTCAAGGAGGACTTTAATATGTCAGTAAAAATATCAGCTGCTATAAAAGAATCGCCGAAGTAAGCGATACGCACAGGGCGTTTCATGGT